TTACTCATCATCTAGTGTGTATTTATCAAACTTAATCACTTCTTCACCTAGCCAATCATTAATTTGTAATATCTTGCTTTGCAGTGGTGCCAACTCATTACGAAAGAAAACCTTTGCTGCTTTTTCAACATCACCAAAGCCACCGGTATTCTGTGGAATGATCCCCATCATTTGAGGCGGTACACGGTGCGCCGCTAACATATCGTCACGGCTGACATTCTTGATATTGAGAAATTCATCTTTTGCCGCAATTTCGCTTAATGGAATAACTTGCACACCGTCTTTTTTGCCGTTCGGCGCGTGGATAAACAGGTTGCGGAAATTGCCGGGGCCTTTTGAGTTTTGCATTGCGTTACGGATTTTATCAATGTCGCTTTGGTTTTGTGAGGCGTCACTGACGTATAAAATAAATCCGGCATGGCTTCCGTTGCGATAATATTTAACACGAAACAAGGTTGCAGCTTCATTCAGTAGCACTGACATCGTGGAGGCCAGATATTCTGGTAAGCCGTACAACTCTTGATTTAAATCGGGTTCATATAACTGAAATACGCTACCAGGTTTAAATTCATACGGCTTTGAGTCATAGCCATAGCGCACAAACCAATAGCTATCATCAGCAACACCACGGCGGGTATATTTGGCGAGAACGGGGGTGAGTTTTAATAAGTTACCCACCATATTATTACGACGTTCAAGGTAGGCATTGCCAAAGGTTAAGAAGTCGAGCGCAAACCGGCTAAAGTCTAACTTAGAGAGAAAACGGTTAGGCTGAAATGTGCTGACTAAAATATTACGTTTGACATAAATTGCACTGCTATGATGCGTCGCCGCACGAAACAGTTTTGATAATCCATCAAAGCTAATCGGTGGCTCATACCAATTATCAATTTGCGCACATTCCAGATAATCAAAAATTTCTCGTTTATCTAACACCGGGACGGGCTCACCAAAGGTAAAGGCTTCCATGCTGTTATTGGCGGTTGCCGTTTGTTGTGCTTTAAAACGCTTTTTATTTTTACGGCTCATCAATAAATCTCCACAATGTTATTACTGTTCTCGGTGGTGCCGGTTAATGGTTCGTTGAAAAGGGCATGCATCGTTGCCCATGCAAGGTCAGCGTGTCCGCTTTCTTCACTGCGCGAGGCCTCATAGGTTGGGCGGTTACCGCTTCCTGTGGTGGTACGACGAATGGATGTAAAGGATTGAATGATATCAACGCACTGCGCATCGAACTCTAAGCGCCCGTGACTAATCACGTCATAGGCTTTAATGACTAAGGCATTTTTGACATTCGGGTTATAAATAAACTCACGCGCAGCAGGGAAAAACTGGATAACATTCTGATAAACACCATGTCCTAAGCCGGTGGTATCAATGCCCATATATTCCACATAGAAACGTTCGGTGATTTTTTTAATGGCGTCAGCTTGTGCGCGAAAATCCATACCACGCCATTGATGGCGTTCTAATATGCGGAATTTTCCTCCGGGTACTTTCGGCGGCGCGATAACCACACAACCGGCACTATCACCATTTTCACCGCCTTTGCTGGGGTCGTAACCTACCCAAACCGGATCATAACCATAAGGGCGCAGCGCTAACGGTTGTATGTCGTCCCACACTTCCCAACTGTCCACCATGCAGTTTTGCATCATGTTAAAGTTGAATAGGGATTCGATATCATCCATAAAGTGACACATTAACAGGTTGTTATATTCGTCCGGGCTATACTCTTTTTTGAGTTGCTCTAAATCGAATAAATCACAACCGCCTCGTAGTGCATCTTCAATATTGACGATTTGTCGCCATTGCCCATCTTCACATAAACGTCCATTGACTAAGGCTTCATGTGAGATATCAATATCAACTCTGTCTTCTTTTTTGCGCCCGCGGTTATACAGCTTGCCTGACCAAAAGGGGTACGCTTCATGGCTCATGGTTGACGGTGTTGAAAAGTAGGTTTGTCGCCAATGTTTTTGTATCGCCATACCCGAAGTCACTTTGCGTAACTCCTGAAATTTCGGTATCCAAAAGGTTTCATCCAGATATAAATTGCCGTGATAACTTTGTGCCGTGCGGGCATTAGTGCCAAGGAAATAGAGCGTTGCACCGTTGCTTAACATCAATGGGTCGCCTTTTAATTCAACATCAACCTCCAATGCCATTTTGATAATGTATTCACGGAACATATAGGCTTGCGCTTTACTGGCGGAGAGGAAAACCTGATTACGTCCGGTGGTCAGGGCATCAATAAAGGCTTCTCGCGCAAAGTAGAATGTTGCGCCGATTTGACGGGATTTTAAAATATTGCGGATACGGTGATGACCGGCGCGATACCACACCTTTTGATATTCAAACAACGTATTGCGAAAGATATCTTCCAGTTTTTCAATTTGTTCTTCTGAAAAGAAGTTTTTCTCTGGCTGACGGCGTTCGCCTTTATTGCGGTTAGCAATTTTAGGATTAAGGTCCGTTTCATTACCACCGTTTTGATATTTTCTGATCCGCGCCATGCGTTCAAGTTGACGTCCTAACAAGTCGATTTCTTTAAAATCTTTACCTTCTTTGCTCTCTTTTAAAATTAGATTGCAATAACGTGCCTCAACGGTTAGCTCTGCGCGTTCGGTAGGGCTGATTTCATCCCAATTATCGCGGCGTTTCCAACTGTGAATCGTGGACGCCTTTTCGCCTAGCGATTCCGCTATGCGAGCAATGCGGTAACCGGCAAAATACAGGTGCATTGCTTTTTTTCGGTTATCAAATGTTTCTGTCATAGTCATTGCACAATCACGATTTCTTGCTTAAGTTACGGCTAGTCTATTGACCGCTGATCACCGATTCGCTTTATTCCCGTTGTGCCATATCTCAGACAAACCCTATCCATTGTTTAACGCCCCTTTTAACCGACAACATACAGACCAACGAATAAACGGATGCAGTCTGGAGTAGTGCATGTCGAAGAAATCAAAACCGGTTCGTCTTTGTGTTGAAGGGGCGACAACGGACGGGCGTCGAGTTGATCGCGAATGGTTAACCCAAATCGCGAAAAACTTTGATCCCACGGTTTATGGTGCGCGAGTCAATATCGATCACTATAACTATTCATGGGCTCCACGCTTTGGTGATGTGGAGTCGGTGTATACCGAGGAAATTAAAGAAGGGGCATTGGCGGGTAAGTTGGCACTGTATGGTGTGATCAATCCGACGCCTGATTTAATTGAACTCAATAAAAAACGTCAAAAAGTTTATACCTCTGTTGAAATTGACCCGAGTTTTTCAGATACCGGCGAAGCGTATTTAGTCGGGCTGGCGGTTACCGATAACCCCGCGAGTTTAGGCACTGAAATGCTGCAATTTAGTGCTAATGCACAAAGTAGCCCGCTTTCAGAGCGCAAACAAAGCAAAGATAACGTTTTTACTGCTGCAGAAGAAAATCACTTTGAATTTATTGATGAAAACCCGCAGAGCGAGAAGCCGGGGCTTTTTAGCATTATTAAAGAGATGTTTTCTAAAAAACAACACAGTGATGATGCGCGATTTACCGATGTGCATCAGGCGGTGGAGCTTTGCGCCCAAGAAGTACAAACCCTTTCTGCAGAAATTACCGCATTAAAAAACGCCGACCAAAGCGAAGCGGTAAAAGCAATTACGCAACAACTCACGGAATTAAAAACCCAATTTGAAAATACAGACGCCTCGTTCTCACATCGTCCGCCGGCCACGGGTGGCGAAAATAATAGCGAAGTGCTGACGGATTGCTAAGGTAGTGAACAGACCATGAAAAAAGAAACTCGTTTTAAATTTAATGCGTACCTCACGCAACTCGGTAAAATTTACGGTGTTAGCGCCCAAGCGTTTAGTGATACAAAGGTTCAAATTGAACCGTCTGCCGCGCAAACGCTGGAAACCAATATTCAGCAGTCAGCAGAATTTTTAACACACGTTAATATCGTGCCCGTTGATGAGCAAGTGGGTGAGGCCATCGGTTTAGGTATCGGCTCAACTATCGCAGGCACTACCGATACAACAGCAAAAGAGCGCGAAACAAGTGATCCGATTAAGCTGACCAAAAATAGCTATCATTGCCAGAAAACCAATTACGACACCCACCTTGATTACGCCAAAATTGATATGTGGGCGAAGTTTACCGACTTTCAAACCCGTATCCGCGATGCGATTATCCGCCGTCAGGCATTAGACCGCATTATGATTGGTTTTAATGGTACGCACCGCGCCGATAATTCTGATCGGACAAAATACCCCTTACTGCAAGATGTGAATTCAGGCTGGTTACAAAAAGTCCGTGAGCGTGCACCAGAGCATGTGATGGGCAGTGAAACGAAAGACGGCGCAACCACAGCCCAGCCTATTCTGGTCGGTAAAGGGCAAGCTTATCAAAATCTTGATGCATTAGTGCAAGATACGGTCGATACTGCGATTGATCCTGAATATCAGGACGATACCGGTCTTGTTGTGATTTGTGGCCGTAAATTATTAGCAGATAAATATTTTCCACTGGTTAATAAAGACCAAGATAACAGTGAAAAACTGGCGGCAGATACCATTATCAGCCAGAAACGTATTGGCGGTTTGCCGGCTGTACGTGCGCCGTTCTTTCCTGACAATGCCTTTTTTATCACCCGCCTTGATAACTTGTCGATTTATTTCCTTGCGGATTCTCGTCGTCGTCAAGTGTTAGATAATCCAAAACGCGATCGCATCGAAAACTACGAGTCCGTCAATGAAGATTTTGTGGTTGAAGATTTTCGCGGTGTGGCACTGGTCGAAAATATTGTTTTTGAAGATGTAAAAGAGACATCGCCAGAAACAAAAAAAGAGAGGGTAGCTTCTGAAAATGAAGTCGTCAAAGACGACAAAGCAGTAACAGAAGAAACACCCACTGAAAATAAAAAGGCGAAATAATGGCATTATCTCCGTGGGAAAAACACCGCATGAGCCTTAGCGCGCAACAGTCCAGCCAATTGGGTGGGCATGTTAGCCGCAATACACAGGGCTATCACATGATGCTGTTACGTCTTGCGACAGATAAAAAAGAGCTAAAACATTTTCAGTCACGCGAACGCAAAGAAGCTTATAAGCGCAAGATATTAGCCAATTATCAGCCGTGGGTTGATGGGGCATTGTCCGGTGGTAGCGGTGTGCAAGATGATGTCTTAATGACGATTTTGCTGTGGAAAATTGATGCGGGGGATTATGAGGGGGCGTTAGATATTGCCGTTTACGCATTAGCTAACCGTTTAGTGATCCCCGGTGTTAACCGCACCACGGGCACCGTGATTGCCGAAGAAATCGCCGATTCTGCCATGCGAGCGTATGCCGTGAAATCACCGGTATCTTTAGCAACATTAGAGCGTACACGTGCCTTGACCGATGATGAAGATATGCCTGATGAAGTGAGGGCAAAACTCTACAAAATCTTAGGGTTAGTGCTACGCGATAATAATCGCCCACAAGAAAGCTACTGCGTATTAAGTCGAGCCTTAGAGTTAAATATGAATATCGGTGTGAAAACCGAATTAAAACAACTCGATAAAGTGCTTAAAGCCCAGCGTGACGCTGAAAAAGCATAGTGACACCACGTCAGGGCGGCACGGAAAAAGCAATTTGCTTTCTTTCGTCCACCGCCCACCTATTTTAAGGTTTTTTATGGATTATGTTTCTGCTAACCCTGTGCCACAAAAAGACGAAACCATTAAAAATAATGGCTTTTTCCCTGATATTCAAACTCGTGATTTTCAATTGCAAACTCGCGTCGATGGCACTGTGACACCGGAACGGCTGAAAAGCACGTTATTGAACGCCATGATTGAAGTAAATCGTGAATTGTATCAGTGGCGTATTGGTCAAGCTGCGAAAACCTTAAAAGAGGTGCCCGCTGAACAGATTAACGGTGAAAGTGAACTGATGATTTTATATCAGCGTGCGGTGTTCTGTTTTGCAAAAGCGAGTTTAATCGAGCGTTATCGCGATATTGATACTACCGCACAAGGTAATAAAAAAGCCGACACCATGGCGCCGGCTATTGATGAAGTGTGGCGTGATGGCAAGTGGGCGTTACAACGTATCAAAGGGGAAACCCATAACACGGTGGAGCTTATCTAATGCGGATTTATACCCAGCAAGGGGATACCGTAGATGATATTTGTTGGCGTTACTTTGGTCAGTCATCCGGCATGATTGAACAAGTATTAGAAGCCAATCCGGGGCTGGTTGAATTAGGGGCAATATTACCCACCGGCACCGCGATTGAGTTACCGGATACGCCTCAACAACACAGCACCACACCGATTTTACAACTTTGGGATTAACCCCTTTAAGGGGGAAGGTATGAAGAAGATGCCCTATAAAGATCCAAATAATATGAATTGGTTTACTGCCTTATTAATTGCCGGTATGGCGGTTTTTGGTGGTATTGCCAGTTATGCCAATAAAATAGTGAAAGGGGAACCGTTCCGCTTTGCCATCTTATTTGCACAAATTGTTGTCTCTATGTTTTCAGGGGCATTGATTTTATTCGGTGCAAGTTATTACCAGTGGCAACCTGAAATTGCCGGCGCTATTGCCGGTATGGCGGGCTGGTCTGGTGCTGCATTGGTCAGTGCGTTAGAAAAAAGATTCTTAAGGAAGGTCTCTGGTGAATAAATTTATCTTTAGCCAGCGCAGTAAAAATAATCTTAGTGGCGTTAATCCGCTATTAGTGAAAATTGCTTATCGTGCGTTAGACATTTCTACGGCGGACTTTGCAGTGATTGAAGGTGTTCGCACACTTAAAAAGCAAAAAGAAAATGTGAAAAAAGGCGTTTCAAAAACATTAGACAGCCGTCATTTAACAGGCGATGCCATTGATATTTTGCCTTCTGCGATTAAACCAGGGATGGAATGGCACCCGCATTTTTTTGAGCCGGTTTTAATGGCATTTAAGCAAGCGGCAGATGAAGAAGGGGTAACATTACGTTTTGGTAAAAACTGGAAAAGTGATCCCAGTTTACCCGTTGAAACCCGCTTTCCTGATTATCCTCATATTGAGATCCCACGATGAAAAGGAACGTACTGCTTATTATTGTGGCGGGTGTGATGGGCTTGCTACTGATATTTAAGTTTGATGCTTTGCTCACTGAGAATAGCCAGCTTAAGGATGATAATCTCGCCCTTAAGCAAAGTGTTATCAGTCATCAAGACGCCATTGAACATTATCAGGAAGAACTTGCCCGCTTATCAGAATTGGATAAACAACACACAAAGGCGTTAACCGATGCAAAAAATGATATTAGCCGGCTTAATGATGAGTTGCGCAATAATACTAAACGGGTGTACATCAAAGCTGATTGCCCCAACCCCGATAATCACACCACCGCCACCGCCGGCATGGGTAATGCAACCTCCGCACGACTTACCGAAACAGCTCAACAAGATTATTTACGTCTCCTCGAAATGATGGCGGAGAATAAGGCACAAACGGAATATTTGATTGATTATACAAATCGATTATTACAATACATCAATAAGTTAAACCATGAAAAAGCCTGCAAACCTACGTGATACCTTAATTAAAAAGGTGGCCTATTTAGGGAATAACCCCGATAGGCTCTACACCTTTATTGACGGCGGGGCGATTGTGGCAACGGGTGCAAGCAGTCAATCTTATGAGTATCAATACAATCTCAATATTATTATTGATGATTATCCCGGTGACCAAGATGTGTTAATGGCAGTGATCATTGGTTGGATAGAACAGCATCAACCTGATATTTTCCTTAATCCCGATAAACGCCAAAGTCATTTTACCTTTGATGCCTTTATTGATAGCAACCAGACCGCCAGTATTAGCATTGATTTAAAGTTGACTGAGCGTGTCCTCGTTAATGTGCAAGCGGATAAATTGGTTGTTGGTGCCATTGAAGAGCCGGCTGATCCGTTTGAAAGTTGGGAGAGTGTGGCTCATGAACGCTGATGATTTCAGCCCGTTAACCCAGGCATTAGCCGCTATGTTGGCAAAAGCGTCACCCAATGAACGTAAAAAATTGGCTCGTGAAATTGCCCGTGATTTACGCAAAAGCAATTTACAACGTATCCGTGCGCAAAAAAATCCCGATGGAACGGCATTCACCAAACGAAAAGCCTCAACGGTTACCGTGTTGCGAGGAATGAAATTTGTCTGGAAAGGACAGTCTCGCAGTTTAAAAAATTGGCGATTACGCAAAACAAAAAAAGGTGAGGTGATCACCGGTTACGATTTGGAAAAGAAAGCCGAACGTAGTTTTTATAAACGTGATATTTTGCGTTTTATTGAAGTAAAAAAAGACAAAATCAGTACGTCAAAACCCAATAAACAGACTCGCATGTTTAAGCGTTTAGCCACTGCCCGTTATTTGCGAATGTCAGCCAATGATAAAGGTGTCACGCTTTCTTTTGCTCCGCAAGTCGCGGGCATTGCTGCGGTGCATCATTACGGTTTAAAAGAGCGTGTGCGAGGTAAGTTATTAGAAATTCAATACCCTGAACGAAAGTTGTTAGGCTTTTCACCGGCAGATATTAAACATATTGAAAATCAATTACTGACATTTCTCACAAATCACTAAGTCAAACTTGAATAAAACTTTTTCACCCTTATATTGATAAGTGTTTCTAATTAATAAGGAGTGATGAATGATGTCTATTGAAAATTTTAGTGCCGGTGTTCAATATGATGATTATAAAGGTTCAACTGCTGCTGATAATCAAGATATTAATAATGTTTATAAATATTTAGAAGGAAAGCAACTAAAAATTAAAGATAAAGTTATCGTTGGAATTTCTTTGGATGCTTCTCATCTATCTTTGGATCCTGATCATGAGTTATCTGTTAGATTTTTCTTATCCGATTTACAAGGTGAAAGTGATGTTCCAACACTAATAAAATCAAAAAATCCATTGAGTGTAAAAGAAATAAAGATTGATATGTCATATAAGGAATTTTTTCAATTATTTAAACGATTTAATTTAACCTTATCTACTAAGGGATTATTAGAAAATAAAGATATTGATATTATTTAATATAAAAATGGCTCTTTAATAATAAGAGCCATTTTTGTATTCCTTTCCCGTTAATTGTTCTGTCTTTGAAACAATCCCAACCCCGTGCGTTTTTTTATTTCCCGTTGCACATTGCGGGTATGAATATCGCAGAACTTATCCGAAAAATACAAAACTTGATCCGCACTGGCGTTGTGATTGATGTCAGTGCGGAAAAAGGGTGTCGAGTTAAAACGGGCGACAATGAAACCGACTGGCGCCCGTGGCTTACTGCACGTGCTGGTAACTCGCGCTCATGGTGGGCGCCCAATGTTGGCGAACAAGTGTTATTGCTATCAATCGGCGGCGATTTAACTACCTCGTTTGTGTTGCCGGCGATATTTAGTGATGATTTTTCAGAGCCGTCAACCTCATTAACCGCGCATCGTCATGAGTATAAAGACGGGGCAGTAATTGAATATGAGCCGGCAACAGGGGCGCTAATAGTCACGGGAATTAAAACCGCCGTGATTGAAGCCCGCGAGTCGGTCAAAGTCACGTCACCTGACATTACGTGTATCGCGACAAGCAAAATTACCTTAGATACCCCTACCGTTATTTGTACCAACAACTTAACCACGGGATCACTGACGGTGCAAAAAGGCGGCACAATGACCGGCGATATTACTCATGTTGGTGGGAGAATGTCCTCTAATGGCGTGGTGGTTTCAACCCATACCCACAGTGGTGTGCGTACCGGTGATGGTAATACGGGGCAACCGCAATGAACTATCTCGGCATGAATGCACAAACCGGTGAACGTATTACCGATATTGAGCACGTTCGCCAGTCTATTAAAGATATTTTTAATACCCCCATTGGTAGCCGATTGATGCGCCGTGAATATGGTAGTTTGCTGGCCGATTTAATTGATGGCCCAGTTAACGCCAAGATGCGATTGCAATTAATGTCAGCGTGTTACACCGCAGTTTATCGTTGGGAGCCACGTATTGTGATGACGGCCATTGATATTCATAGCCAACACGAACAGGTGATTGTCGATATCACCGGCTATTACGCCCATAACCAACAACCGATTAATTTCTCTCTACCGGTGACATAACATGCCAACGATTAATTTAAGCCAATTAACACCGCCCGATGTGATTGAGTCGTTAGATGCAGAACAATTATTACGCGAACGCAAAACGGCATTGATTGCCGCAATGCCCGTCCATTTGCGTGATGCGGTTGCTAATACGTTATCGTTAGAGTCGGAACCGCTGACCAAGTTGTTAGAAGAAAACGTCTATCGTGAGTTGTTATTGCGCCAGCGTATCAATGAGTCTGCCCGCGCGGTGATGGTGGCGTATGCAAAAGGGGCGGATTTAGATCAGTTAGCGGCGAATTATAATTTATCGCGTTTAGTGTTACACCCTGCCAATAACAACACTATTCCGCCCACACCGGCGATTTTAGAGTCTGACGATGATTTGCGTTTACGCATTCCTGCCGCGTTTGAGGGGCTAAGTGTTGCGGGGCCGGTGGGCAGTTATGAATTTCATGCCCGTAGTGCCGATGGTCGGGTATCCGATGTGTCCGCGATCAGCCCAACGCCGGCAAATGTCACTATCTCGGTGTTATCTCGTGAGGGTGACGGCACCGCATCAGCAGAATTGTTGCGCATTGTTGAGTACGCGTTAAACGATGAAGATGTGCGACCAGTTGCTGATCGCATCAAAGTGCAATCCGCCCAAATTATCCCTTATCAAATTGATGCCACGTTATTTTTATTTCCGGGGCCTGAGTCGGAGCCGATACGCAAAGAAGCAAATCAACGTTTGACGCAATACATCACAGAGCAACACCGCTTAGGGCGTGATATTCGCCTGTCAGCGATTTATGCCGCGTTGCATGTGGAAGGCGTGCAACGTGTGGAATTAAAACAACCCACTAAAGATGTGGTACTGGATAAAACGCAAGCCTCCTATTGTACCCAAAGCACCCTAACCATTGGTGGTTCGGATGAATAGCTTGTTACCGTCAGGCAGTAGCCCATTAGAAAAGGCTGCAGCCATTGCCTGTCAATCCTTGCAAACCTTGCCCGTGCCTTTACGCCAATTATGGAACGCCAGCACATGCCCCGTTGAGTTATTGCCATATCTCGCATGGGCTTGGTCGGTTGATAGATGGGATGAAAGCTGGTCAGAATCCGTTAAGCGCCAAGTAGTACGGGATTCGATGTTTATTCACCGGCACAAGGGCACCATTGGCGCACTTAAGCGCGTGGTCGAGCCGTTAGGTTACATCATCAAAGTCACTGAGTGGTGGCAAACCGACGATCCGCCGGGCACATTTCGCCTTGATGTGGGCGTGCAGGAAAACGGTATTAGCCAAGAGATTTATGACGAATTAGAGCGTTTGATTGCCGATGCACGCCCTGTTAGTCGGCATCTCCTGGGGTTATCTATCAACCTTGATTCGCAAGGTGAATTTTACCTTTCTGCCGCCACCTTTAGCGGTGATGAGTTAACGGTTTACCCCTATTTTGCAGAAGAAATTACCGTGTCTGGTGCGCCATTAACGGCGGTCGGAGTACACATTATTGATAAAGTTGAGGTCGCACATGAGCGCTAAATTTTTTGCCTTATTAACGGTAATTGGCGCCAATAAATTGGCAAAAGCCACCGCATTAGGCACTACCTTAAAAATTACCCAAATGGCTGTGGGTGACGGTGGCGGAACGTTGCCGACACCCGATACACAACAAACTAAACTCGTAGGCGAAAAACGCCGTGCGGGATTAAATACCTTATTTGTTGATCCAAAAAACGACAGCCAGATTATTGCTGAACAAGTGATCCCTGAAAATGAGGGCGGTTACTGGATACGTGAGATTGGTTTGTTTGATGATGAAGGCAGTTTAATTGCGGTGGGTAATTGCCCTGAAACCTATAAGCCACAATTGCAAGAGGGAAGCGGACGAACGCAGACTATCCGCATGATTTTAACCGTTAGCCATACCGAGTCCGTTGAGTTAAAGGTTGACCCCTCGGTGATATTGGCGACCCGTGAATTTGTTAATGATGCCATTGAAAGCGCCTCAAAACAGGCATTGGAGGAAGTGGCTAAGCTTTATGCCACCAAAGCTGAATTAAGCACGGGGTTAAGTAAGGTACAAAAATCATCGGATGCCGCTAACACGAACGCCAATAGTCGCGTACCTAGTACCCGTAAAGTGAATAATAAACCACTGAGTACCGATATTAGTTTAACGGCGGGTGATGTGGGCGCAGCAACGCCGGCGCAAGTGAATGAAGCAAAGACGGCAGCATCCAATGCACAAGCCACAGCGAACAGCGGTGTAAGCAAAGCGGATGCCGCACAGAAAACCGCAAATGATGCCGTAAGTAAAGCCAATGCTGCGCAAACTGCCGCAAATAATGCCAATACTAATGCTAATGGTCGTGTACCTAGCACCCGTAAAATTAACAACAAACCATTAAGCGCTGATATTAGTTTAACTGCCGGTGATGTAGGTGCTGCAACGCCGGCACAAGTGAATGAAGCCAAGACCGCCGCATCTAATGCACAGGCCACAGCAAACAGTGGTGTGAGCAAAGCGGATGCCGCACAGAAAACAGCTAACGATGCAGTAAGCAAAGCTAACACAGCACAAACTGCCGCAAACAATGCTAACACTAACGCCAATGGGCGAGTGCCTAACACGCGTAAAGTGAATGGCAAGCCATTGAGCGGAGATATTAGTTTAAATGCGAGTGATGTAGGGGCTGCAACACCGGCACAAGTGAATGAGGCAAAGACTGCCGCAAACAATGCTAACAATAATGCCAATGGGCGGGTGCCCAAAACTCGAAGGATAAATAATAAAGAGCTTAGTGCAGATATTAATATAAGTATTATTGATATTAAACCTACAAAGGCCCGTAAGATTTGGAACTGGGGAGGTAATGATATAAGTGGAAAATTAGTAACATTATCAGAGTCTATAAAGGGGTGTTTGTGTGAATTTGCATTAGCTGAAGAAAATAAATCAACAATTAGTTTTGTATCGCCTAGAGCAGTTAAAACCGTTATTAATATTCGGCAGGGTGCGACAGGGTTTGTTGATATTATTATTGAATCAGATGGACGAGGATTTACTGTCTTAGGTGCTCAGTGGGCAACATTAAAAGAAATTTGGATATTGGAGTAAATCATATGAAGGTTCCTAAGTTGTGCCACCCTTCAAACAATCCCGCTTTCGTGCAATTTATCCACTAATTTTTCATGCTACACGGACACAGTTATAGGAGTCCGTGAGCATGGCACAAGATTATCATCACGGTGTGCGCGTTATTGAAATTAACGAAGGCACCCGCCCCATTCGCACTATCAGCACCGCTATTGTTGGCGTGGTTTGCACCGCTGATGATGCGGACGAAAAAACCTTTCCTTTAAACAAGCCCGTCTTACTCACCGATGTATCACAAGCTATCTGTAGCGCAGGGAAAACCGGTACTTTAGCCAGCACGTTAAAGGCGATTGCAGATCAGGCTAAACCCATCACTATTGTAGTACGTGTTGCACAAGGTGAAGAAGAGGCAGAAACCACCACTAATATTATCGGTGGTACTACCGAAGAAGGGCTAAAAACAGGGTTACAAGCACTGTTAGCATCACAAGCTCAACACGGCATTAAACCTCGTATTATTGGCGCGCCCGGTCATGACACGTTAGCGGTTGCCAATGAGATTGCGGTGATTTGTCAAAAGCTCCGCGCCTTTGGTTATGTGTCTGCTTACGACTGTAAAAATATCAGCGAAGCAATCAAGTACCGTGACAACTTTGGTCAGCGTGAATTAATGGTGATTTTTCCTGATTTTACCTCATGGGATAGCACCACTAACAGCGAATCAACCGCTTACGCCACGGCGCGTGCGTTAGGTCTGCGTGCCAAGTTAGACAATGATATCGGTTGGCATAAAACCCTATCAAATATCGCCGTTAACGGTGTCACGGGCATTTCTAAAGATATCTATTGGGATTTACAAGACCCCGCGACTGATGCCGGTTTACTGAATGAAAAAGGGGTGACGACACTTATCCGCCGTGATGGTTTTCGTTTTTGGGGTTCGCGTACCTGTTCGGATGATCCGCTATTTGCCTTTGAATCTTATACCCGAACTGCGCAAGTCCTAGCTGACACCATGGCAGAAGGGCAAATGTGGGCGATTGATAAACCGTTAACACCGTCTTTGGCGCGGGATATCGTTGAAACCATCAACGCAAAATTACGTTCACTGGTCAGTCAGGGCTATTTGTTAGGCGGTGAATGTTGGTATGACCCGACATCAAATAGCAAAGAAGCACTTAAAGACGGCAAACTCACACTGGATTATGACTATACGCCAGTGCCACCAATGGAAAATCTGATGTTACGTCAGCGTATTAGCGATAAATACCTGATGGATTTCGGTAACAAAATCAAGGGGTAAATCATGGCGTTACCACGCAAGCTAAAGAATTTTAATGTATTTATTAACGGTAATAATTATGTCGGTGTTGCCGAAGAACTCACGTTACCGAAGCTAACTCGTAAGCTGGAAGCCTATCGCGGTGCCGGTATGAATGGTTCGGTACAAATTGATATGGGCCTTGATGATGGCGCGCTTGATAGTGAGTTTACTCTCGGCGGTGCTGATATTGACGTTTACCGCCAATGGGGTGCATCCACTATTGATGCGGTTCAATTGCGTTTTTGTGGCGCTCATCAGCGCGATAATACGGGAGAATCACTTGCCGTTGAAGTGGTTCTCCGTGGTCGTTATAGCGAAATCGATCCGGGTAACTGGAAATCGGGCGATAACACGCAAACTAAAGTTACCGTAAAACCCACTTACTACAAGTTAGTGATGGACGGTCAAGAAATCATTGAGATTGATATAGTCAATATGGTGGAAAAAGTGGACGGTAAAGACCTGTTACAAGCACAGCGTGACGCGCTGGGGCTTTAATTAAATGCGGAAAGAGAACATGAAAGAGTCAATCGAAGAACAGAACAAAGAGCAAGTTGAGTGGGTTGTTGTTAATGGCGACCAAGCCACGGTGACCTTAGAACAACCGATTATGCGTGGTGAAACCAAAATTGAAAAAGTGACGGTGCTTAAACCCAATTCAGGGGCATTACGCGGTGTGCGTTTACAGCCGTTAATGGATATGGATGTTGATAGCATGATGCAGGTGCTACCGCGCATTACTATGCCAACCCTGACAAAGCAAGATGTGCTGTCTTTAGCCGCGGGCGATTTAGTTAACTTAAGCGTGCAGGTGGTTAATTTTTTATTACCGAAGTCGGTTATGCCCGATTCCCTAGCGAATTAACTACCGATGAACTGGCGGCAGATATTGCCGTCATTTTTCATTGGTCACCGGCAGATACCGGCAAAATGAACCTTTCAGAATTATTGTCATGGCGCTATCAAGCGGCGAAACGTTGCGGACAACAGGATGAGTAATAACTTAAAATTACAAGTTGTACTGAGTGCGGTTGATAAATTAACCGCACCGTTTCGCAGTGCGCAAGAAAGTAATAAACGATTGTCGTCCGCTGTGCGTCAATCGCGTGACTCGCTAAAAAACCTCAATCAGCAAGCCTCACAAATTGACGGCTTTCGTAAGATTAAACAGCAGTTAACCTCTACACAGCAAGCGTACCAATCCGCCACACAACGTGTTGCCACCCTCGCCAAAGAAATTGCCAACAGTGAAAACCCTACTAAAAAACAGTTAGAGGCGTTTAAAAAAGCGCAACGGGAAGCGGGACAACTCAAAACCAAGTATGAGCAATTACAGCAGTCGGCACAGCGACAGCGCTCAGCATTACAAGCCAATGGCATTTCTACTAATCAACTCGGTCAAGCACAACGGCGGCTTAATGGTGATATTGAACGCACCACGCAACAACTCCGCCGGCAAGAAAACCAATTAAGGCGCAGTGCTGAACAAGAGCGGCGCATGGTAGCTGCTAAATCGCAGTATCAAAAGACGCTCGATGTACGAAATAAAATGGCGGGCACTGGTGCCACCATGACGGCAACCGGTGCGGGTATGTTGTATTCCGCCAAACAAACCTTAATGCCGGGGTACGAGTTTAATGTCGGTATGTCAAAGGTGCAGGCATTAACGCGCTTAGATAAAAACTCCGATGAATTTAAGATGTTGCGTGAACAAGCGCGAGAGCTAGGCGCAACCACGGCATTTACTGCAAACCAAGTGGCGCAAGGTCAAGCATTCTACGCAATGGCGGGCTTTAAACCTGAGCAAATTAAAAATGCCATGCCCGGAACGCTGGCAATGTCATTGGCAGGTGATATTGATTTAGGTACCACGGCAGATATCGGTTCCAATATTTTAACCGGCTTTAAACTCGACTCTGACCAAATGGGGCGAGTGAGTGATGTGTTGGTCGGGGCCTTCACTCGTTCAAATACCAGTTTAACCATGCTTGGCGACACCATGAAATATGTTGCACCGGTGGCGTCAGGGTTAGGGGTTGATTTAGAAACGGCGGCAGCTGCAACGGGTAAATTGGGTGATGCGGGTATTCAAGGTTCAATGGCGGGTACTTCATTACGCGCTATCTTAGGGCGTCTTGCTGAACCACCGAAAATGGCCGCCAAAGCATTAGAAGAACTCGGTATTAAAACCCGTGATGCTAAAGGGAACTTACGCGACTTTCCAGAGTTATTAGCTGAGTTGGATAAGAAAACCGCTAAGATGGGTAATGCGCAACGGGCGGGGTTCTTTAAACATATTGCCGGTGAAGAAGCTTTTTCGGCGTTATCGGTACTGGCCGAACAAGCGGGTAAAGGGGAGTTGCAAACTCTTGTTGCTGACTTAAAACAAGCTAAAGGTGAAGCACAAAAAGTCGCCGGCACCATGACGGATAACTTAAGCGGGGATATGAAAAACCTGCAATCCGCATGGGAAGATTTAGGTATTCAAATTTTTGACGGTATTGATAGCCCATTACGCAAGATATCACAAAGTATTACCCGTGTGATTTCTAAAGTCGGTATGTGGATGAAAGAAAACCCTGAATTGGCTAAGACGCTGACGATGATCGGTTTAGCGATCGCGGGCATTATTACCACGCTGGGTATTCTCTCGTTATCCATTGCGGCAATGTTAGGGCCATTAGCCGCCGCGAAATTAAGCTTGTCAATTTTAGGCATTAAAGGCGGTAGCGCCCTCACACTGTTATTAAAACCGATAAAATTATTAGGTAGTGCATTTTTAGGGTTGGGTAAAGCCATGTTAGCTAACCCTATTTTATTGGTTATTGCCGCTATTGCGGCTGCTGTTTATCTGATTTATAAAAACTGGGACACCATTGGCCCCTACGTTTACAAGGTATGGGATACCGTTAAAAAATATACTGCTATCGCATGGCAAGCGCTAAAAGATACTATTAAGAGTGCATGGGAGGCCATCAAGTATATATTCTTTAATTGGACACCGCTTGGGCTCATTATTAAACATTGGGATTCGATAGTCAGCTACACCCAAACAACATGGACGATGATAAAAACTAAAATTTCAGATGTTTGGGAAGGAATTAAAACAACACTTAAAAACGGTTGGAATAATATTGTTAAGTCTGTACAAGAAACGTGGGAAACGATAAAAACCACGATATCAACAAAATGGGATGAGATTGTAGAAGATACCAAAGCATTACCGGCTAAATTTTTGCAGTTTGGTAGTGACCTGATTGATGCCATTATTCAGGGGATCAAAAACAAATGGACGGACTTTAAAAATAGCATTGGGGAATTGGCAACCGCAGCTAAAGAAGCACTCACCCCTGAGTTTATGAAAAGTAATGATCCGAAAGTGCAGTCTGCGTTAGATTCTTACAACAGCAACTTTGCCGGTATGTATGATTCCGGCGGTTATATCCCGCGTGGTAAATTTGGTATTGCGGGAGAAAATGGCCCTGAAATTGTCGAAGGCCCTGCGAATATCACCAGTCGTAAACACACTGCGATGTTAGCGGCTGCCGCATTATCGTTAGGCAGCGCCTTTTCGTTACAGGCACAAAATGCCCTGTTGCACCCACACAGTTTGCCGGTTGAAAACTATCGTCCTGCTCCGGCTAATGTGAATATTCAACAACAGCGTTATCAAGGCGCGCCGGCACATTATGAAATTAATATTCATCCTCAACCAAACCAATCCGCGCAAGATATTGCCCAGCTTGTTATCGCGGAAATTGAGCGCCGTGAGCGTGAAAAACAAGCACGATTAAATAGCCGTTATCAAGACAGTGAGGTGTGGTAATGATGGCAGCACTTGGGGTATTTGTGTTTGAGTTACGCACCGTACCTTATCAATCCCTACAAAAACAACAAACGTGGCGACATGGTTTTACTCAACGTGTCGCACGCCGACCGGCACAACAATTTATTGGCCCTGATACCGATGTGATCACCTTATCGGGGGCGCTTTATCCTTCATTAACTGGCGGTAAAGTGTCGTTGCTGGCATTAGAGTTAATGGCAGATAGCGGTAAAGCATGGTCGTTTATTGATGGTACGGGCACCATTCACGGTATGTTTGTGATCACCGATTTACAACGTACCCACACCGAATTTTTCCAAGATGGTGCAGCCAGAAAAATTGATTTCTCGCTGACATTAAAACGGGTGGATGACTCTATCAGTCAGATGTTAGGAGATTTAAGCGACCAATTAGGCATGATGGCCAATGGTGCCGGTGAAGCGATGAAAGGAGTTTTATCATAATGTTGCCAGAAATGATCACCGGTAAAAGTAGCATACCGGCCTTTGTGTTAATTGCTGGTGATGAAGATATCAGTGCCAAAATTCAAGGGCGATTAATTTCGCTTTCATTAACGGACAATCGGGGCTTTGAAGCTGACCGGCTTGATATTGAGTTAGATGATTCTGACGGCGCATTAATGATGCCAAAGCGGGGTGAGGTATTAACTTTACATCTTGGTTGGCAAGGTGAAAACCTTATTCATAAAGGCTCATTTACAGTTGATGAGATAGAGCATTCAGGTGTACCCGATAAAATGATATTGCGCGCTCGTAGTGCCGATTTTAGGGCAACACTGAATGTGCGCCGTGAAATGTCTTACCACCAAAAAACATTAGGCGATATCGTCAGAACCATTGCAGGGCGTAATAATGTCACGGCGGTGGTTGATCCTGGTCTTGATACGGTAAAGATTGAACATATCGATCAGACCAATGAGTCAGACGGCAGTTTTTTAACCCGCTTAGGGCAATTAAACGGTGCCACCGCCTGTGTTAAAAACGGCAATTTGCTGTTTATGGTGCAAGGGGGCAATACCACTGCTAGCGGTCAAACGTTACCTTTGGTACAAATTACCCGAAGTGTGGGTGATGGACACCGTTTTTCATTAGTGGATAGGGGCGCTTACACCGGTGTGACGGCCAATTATTTAAATACCCGTAAACCGCAAGAAAAAACACAATCACAAATTCGCCGTAGAAAACCCACTACCAATAAACCGAAAAAAGAAGAGCATAAACAAGGGGAGTACCTTGTCGGTGAAGAAGGTAATGTGATGGTGTTGTCTCATACTTATGCGAGTAAAACCAATGCTGAACGTGCCGCGAAAGCCGCGTGGGAAAAAATACAGCGAGGTGTTGCCTCTTTTAGTATTACCCTTGCGAAAGGGCGTGCGGATCTCTTTCCTGAATTACCTGTAAAGGTTAGCGGATTTAAGCCTGAGATTGATGAGGCCTATTGGACGTTGGTCACGGTGAGTCATTCATTGAACAATAGCGGATTTACCACCTCGTTAGAATTAGAAGTTAAAAGCAGTGAGATAGATATGGATAAGGAATAGTGCCTGTGTATAATTACAGGTAATTTCCACATCATAAAGAGGTAACCCGTTTATGATGATTTGTCCTGTTTGTGGTCATGCCGCCCATACCCGTAGTAGTCAACAAATATCTTCCGATACCAAAGAACGTTATAACCAGTGCCAGAATATCAATTGTGGCGCGACGTTCGTCAGCCATGAAACCGTAACGCGGTTTATTTCAAAGCCTCAGTTGATTGAACGAGTAGAGCCGCATGTTGATAAGTGTTGCCAACAGGCATTAGCGATTTGATGAAATGGCCCGGAGTGTTCCGGGCGTTGTTTTATTTATTTATTTGCCGTTAATTCATTAAAGAATTTATCAAATCCTTTCTTACCGCTATCGTCATAACGTAATTCATTAAACTGTTTTGTGAATGAGCAGTTTTCATCAATTAAGTCATTCAATGAATTGATTGGAATATATTTTTGGGTAATTTTTAGAGCTTGATCTTTAGTCAGTGTAGTTGTGTATTCAGGGCTATCTTTAAGTTTTTGGTGATTATCATTATTAATAAGGTAAGACACTACTGTCACATCATTATTATTTGTATTGATAAATGTGCGTAATACTCCATAAATAAGGGCGCGCTTTGCTAAATTATCTTTTACATCAGTTGGATCATTATCGTAAGCGGTTGCTGATAAGCGGATTTTTAGAGGAGATTCACTGATAATTTCAAACGCGTTGGTATCAGAAGGATAGTCTCCAAAATCTTCCATCATGCTTGTGACGGTGGGGTAGATTGCGTTTTTATTACTACATACAAAAGTATCGTTTATTGTTTCTTGAGTTTCGGTGACTTGGTTGTTAGGAGTATCGGGAGCGAAATTAAGAACCCCAATGATTGATAAGACGAAGGTAACAAGAAAAACAATAAATGATTGTTTGCGGTTTTTTAACTTGATGATGCTAGGTTTTATCATGCCTAGAGTTATGCAGACAATAGATATTACGAACAATGTTATAGATAAAATAAATAGAAATTCCAT